GCCTGCTAAGAAATCGGAGAAAGGGAAGGGCGGAGGCTCTTCTAAATCTAAATAAAATATGAAAAAACGTGACAAAAACGAGAACTTGAAAAAGTTCTCGTCTACATATCAACCAGAGAAAAATGGTCGACCCAAAGGCAAACTTAACAGGTCAACGTTATTCGCTAAATGGGCAGAGATAGAAACCAAACAAACGAACCCTCTTACTAACCAAGTCGAGGGACTAACGCAAGATGACATTATAATTCTATCGTTAATTAACAAAGCGCGCAAAGGAGATGTTGCTGCAATCAAAGAGTGGCTAGACAATAGATTTGGAAAAATTAAAGAAGTCCATGAAATCGAAACGATAGACAAATCAAAAGAGCTCACTAAAGAAGAACTAAAAAGAGAAGTTGAAAAAATGGGATTTGATTTTAAGCTATTTGATAGATGACCATAGAACAGCTTGAAAAGATTAATCGTTATTATGCGTTAGAGGCTAAGGATGATTTTTGGGTCTACCGCCAATACATAAACCCTAAACTCAAAATCTCATGGTTCCAAAAAGAGATAGCTTATGCACTCATGCAATTCTATCAAGACTATAAATCAGGTAAGCGTCCGAAATTAATTATAGAAGCACCTCCGCAGCATGGCAAAAGTATCCAGGTAATTGAATTTATTTCTTGGCTTGCAGGGCATGACCCGGATGCAAAAACAATCTACACTTCTTTTAGTGAGAGATTAGGGATAAGAGCAAACCTAAGATTGCAAAGAATTTTTGATTCAGAAAAATATAAACAGGTATTTACTACACGATTGAATACATCAACCGTAGTCGCAATTAGTGGGCAGTATTTAAGGAATCGCGAAATATTAGAATACGTGAATCAAGATGGATATTTCCGAAATACTACAATTCGTGGAGCCATTACAGGCGAGTCTCTAGATATTGGAATTATAGATGACCCATTGAAAGGACGTGAAGAGGCGCAATCACATACTATCAGAAACAAGACTTGGGATTGGTTGACCGATGATTTTCTTACTCGATTTTCCGATGAAGCAGCGTTATTAATTATAGGAACACGGTGGCATATAGATGACCCGATTGGAAGACTGAGAGATTTATACAAAGACTTACAAGTGTTATCCTACAAAGCAATTGCAGAGGTTGACGAAAAAAACCGTAAGGCAGGAGAGGCATTATTCCCTGCCCATAAATCAATAGAGTTTTTACTCGAAAGAAAAAAACTAATGTCCTCTCTCTCATGGGAATCATTATACCAATCCAATCCAATTATTAATACGGGAACTTTATTTAAGCAATCATATTTTAAGTATTACAAGGAGACCGATGATTTTATTTATCTTGCCGATGAACCAATAAAAAAACATGACCTTAGAATTTACCAAACGATTGACCCTGCCGGGACAGTATCGCAAACAGCCGATGATTTTGCATGTATAACGTTTGCTATCCATAATAACAATATAATCGTATTGGATACATTTAATGAGCAGGCATTAACAACTACCCATGAGGATATAATGGGTAATCTTCGCAATAAGTGGAATCCAATTTACCAGGCAGTAGAGAAAAAAATCTTTGGTTTAAATATAATCCAGAATGCAAAATCAAGGGGAATTCCTGTTATGCCACTAAGCGCCGATGGAAATAAAATCTATAGAGCAGAGCCCTTGCAGGTCCACTTCAAAAACGGTTTAGTTTGGTTTAAATCCGGATTCTCAACACTCGAAAAACAATTACTTGAATTCCCTAACGGAAAGCACGATGATCTAGTCGATTGTCTTGCATACGCTTGTTTACTACTTTTGAGCAAAAATAATACCTTGACAATTGCAGATATATATGGAGAAGATTGACAATGGAATTAAAACAGAAATTATACAATAAATTAACTGAAAACGGTGTGCGATCTGATAGCGTTTACTCTAACGTAACCGGTAAGGGAATTCAGGGACGCGATAAACTTCAAGACGTTAGACCATCAAGCATGAATTGGAGCGAAGTAGATTTACTTGAATGGTATGTCGGTGTCCCGTTCTTAGGTAGACCGGTCGACAGAATAGCAGAGGAAATGTATAGAGAATCTTTTACGATTGAAACTGATAATGAAGGCTTGAATAAGGCAATCGAAAAGAGATTAACTGAATTAGACGCTTACAATAAATTCGTAGAGCTTGAAAGGCAAAGTATGATTTACCGCAGAGGATCTGTTTTATTTCTTGCTTGCACTTCACTCGACACAATTAATCAAATAGATTTAAGAACTCCATTACAAAATATAAATAAAATCGAATCTATTAATATTATACCGGCTTATGAGATTAGTATAAATCAAGGCAATACAGACCCAACAAAGGCTAATTATTATATACCGTCACTCACTATCCGTGGAATCGAAATTGATAAGTCTAGGTTTTACTGGCATGTAAATAAATTTATACCTAAGTTTGGCTATGGGGTGTCAATGGTTGAGCAACTAATAGAATGCGGCTCAGCTCTCGACATTGCATTATGGTCATTAGCCACAATGGTCTATGAGGCTCAAATTAAAGTTGTAAAATCAAACGCTAAAACAGAAGGAACTAAATTTAATATTCAATCGTTTATCTCTAAGTTAAAATCATATATCAATAGCCAATCTGTTGTATTGCTTGGAGAGACTGAATCTTTTGACAAACAAAATCTTACGATTACCGGACTGAACGATGTAACTAATTATTTTTGGGATACGTTAGGATTCATCTCAGAAGTCCCTGCTAATATTCTAAAAGGGCAAACAAAAAGAGTAATCAGCTTAAACAATGATCCTGAATCCATTTCGTTTTATTCCAAGATTGAGCACAGGCAAGAAAAAGCGAATCCATATATTAAATTAGTAGTCGATACAATTTTAAAAGAGGCTAATATCAATATGCCTAATTATCCGTATGAAATTATATGGGAAAAACTTTATATCATAGATGACAATACTCAAGCAGACATTGATTTAAAACGTTCACAAACTGATACAAACTATTTTAATATCCAAGTCAAAAATTCAGAGGACATACAGAAAGAGCGTTTCCCCGAAATCGCAGAAGCACAAAACGAATCAATACAGGCGGCTAATAATGCTTAGTTCTATTGTTTGTATTTGTATGTGCATAATTATTATTAGCCTAGAATATTTACGTTTAAGAAATGCGAAACGAAGTAGATAAAAATAAGTATCCTCTACACATCGAAAGGAGCATTCAGGATACTTACCGAAACGCATATAAAGAAGTATCGGAACAATTGGAGAAAGAAATATTTGAACAGTTAGAAAAAGATTTTTCTTTGCAGACTCGTGACTTAATTAGACAGGATTCTATTTTTAATGTTTATTCTATAATACAAAATCGTTTTAATATCGGCGAAGGAATAATTACAAAACTAGCTAGCAATCTATTTGATAAATTTAAAATTCTCGATTCATGGACAGTGAATAAAATTGAAGAGTCGATGAACGATAGAAGTAAAATTTTAAATCAAGTAAGACCGAAACAGTGGGCACTAATTAATGGACAAATGAAACAGATTTATAAACCACTAGAAAAAATAGTTCTTACGACTAACGGTGTAAAAACTGTAAAATATAAAACAGAAGAGCTTGCAATTAATCCTAATAAGTTCCGCAATCCACTTGTTCAAAAACAAATGGACGAAATTTTATCTCAAAAATCAAAAGAAGCAGCTAATCTAATCAAGGGAATAACTGATAAGCAATCAGATGTATTGTCAAATAAGATTAGAGAGGCATATTTAAAAGGGAAAACAACCGATGAGATAAAAGAGATTGTTAAAAAAACTCTTAAAGTTGGCGACGGTCGCGCGGCTAATATCGGACGTGACCAAACAAATAAACTAGCAGGTTTAATTAATTCAGAGAGACAAAAAAAAATAGGAATCAAAGAGTTTACTTGGCGAACAAAAAAAGACAATCGAGTCAGAGATTCGCATGAGGCTTTGGAAGGAAAACCTTTTGACTGGATAACAGGCGCTCAAGGCTTGCTAGACATGCCTTCAAGTCGGTTCCCTGGCGATGATCCAAATTGTAGATGCTGGGCGGAACCTGGCAATCCTACGGATAACGAATAAATGAAAATTACAACCAA